CTATTGCATCAAGTATCTTTTTAATGTTTTCAAAGTTGTCACTAACAATCTTATCAATACCTGAACTAAATATATCAACTATTCGATCCCACGTCATAGAAAGCTTGTGACCAGCATCAGCAGCTTGGTCTTGATTAAGCTTCATCTTGACCATTAGGTCATTGTGAAACTTTATCTGGTCGTTATAGTCTTTTAGATTTAATGAAAGATTACGAATAGGATCAAAATCAATACCAAGCTCACCTTTCTCAATGGTATTCTTGAGCATTTGATACTGATTGGATGTTTCACCAAAGTTTCTTCTTGCATTATCCAGAGCAGTCGCCAGTCTTACATAGGCGTCTTGAGCATTCAGGATTGGTTTTGTATCCCCAACTGCTCTTAACAACCCCTGCATTTGTTCCATTTTCCCTGGCTTACGCAGGGTTTCGGCTAACTTACTAACAATTTGCGCTGTCTGTTCAGATTGGATCCCGGCAGCCTTTAAACCAAATTCGAAACTCTTTAGTGCAGCAACTGGTACTCCTGTTGATTTTGATAGGAGATACATGTTATTGAAGCTATTCATCGTCCGACGAATAGCTTCTTCAGCCCCAATAGCCAACCCAATCAGTGCTAACCTAAACTCCTTGACCCCACGAATACCATTCTGCATGGTATCATGGAAACGCTTCGAACTCGCGGGGTCCGTCTGGAAGCCTAGCTTAACAAAGAATTCTTGGATTGTGATGCCTGCCATTATTTACTATTCCTTGCTGCTTCCTCAAACCTACTTCTATTCTCATCCCTAACGTTTAGTGCTTCATTCATCCTCGCTACGTCAGCTAGATCTAAAGTGCCGTCAACTAACGACTCGTAACGACAAATTCCCTCTAGGGCTGGTCGCATTACCCAATCTTCGTCGTCGTTCATGCTGACGACGGAAACGGAAGAACCTGATCCCCTGCCCCCTCCGAAGTGTTGGGCAGGGGTGCGGAGAAAAAACCGCTGAGATTATCCTGCAACACAGCAAAGGTTAGTTGAAGCATCTCCATCATGTCAATATCTTCGAACATTAGTTCGCCGGATGGCATGGTGATACGCACCCAGGCTTGCCCATTCCACCTTGACACGACATGCAAACAAGTCTTCAGGATAAACTCACTATCCTGCTGTGACATCTCAGCAACTGCAGTGGCAACGGGTCCCAATGCCGACCAGAAGTTGGCATCCATTGCGACATTAGTGCCATCGGTTGGTCCGATGTCAGAGAAAGTCTCACCCATTCCGGAAAACACAGGCATGAGTTTCCGAAACAAGTGAAACTGTTTAAACGCGTCGAGTCGGCCGGTGCGATACCGGGAAGTACCAAGCTCGAGTTCTTGCATAAGTCTACTCCTACGCTGCTATCCCTGTCGCCGCTGCCAGGCCAGTACCAAGGATAAAGTCAACAATACCAGCATGGAAGGTCCAAGTCATTTCGCCGCCTTCCTTGGCATAGGTGACATCGGCAAACTTTGCCCAGGCACACATCTGGCAGACAATAACATCATTGCGCGCCATGTCTCTTATCGAGATTGTGTTGATGCCGAAGGCCTGACTAAAGGCGCAGTCCGCAGCATACATTGCCGATAGTAGGGCATTGGTTGGTGAAGTCTTGAGCAAGCGCACCGTTACCGTGGCGCTCTTGCCAGCGTGCAGCGAGTGCATGACAGAACCGTCGGCACCAATAGTCATGGTGGACTTGTCTTCCGTCATAACAACGCTGATACCACCCTCAGCATCACCAGCACCAGACCCCAGGCTAAAAGAGCCATGAGGACCACTGATGGAACACATGTTGTCTTGAAAGCTGTAAGTTGCCATAGATGTCTCCCTAAGAAAGAAAACAGCATACGTTATGGGCGGAGAATGCTAGTCCGGATTTCGCGGTCGAAAGAGGAGGGGCGACCACGCCATTATTAGAAACCGCTGTACCGATCCCAAAAGGGACCAAAAGCCCTGTGATGTCGGGCCGACTTGGCCTTGGCGGCTTAACCTTACCGGTTGACTTTTCGTCCAAGATACCAACCATCAGGAATAGGGTCAGTATCAAGAAGCCTTTTACTCTTTAAACCGTTCGTGATCCAAGATCGATTTCGATTTCGATAAAGCCAAATCTTTCGATTCTCTTGTTTCTGTTCAATTCGTTTATCTAATTCTTGTTGAGTAACTATTAAACTTCGGCCTCGATACCAACCATCAGGAATAGGGTTGTTCTTATTGACTCTTTTATCTTCAACACCATTTGTTATCCAACCTAATTGTCCTTGAGCAATCTTACCTCGCTCAGTAGGTCCATATCTTTTACCTTTTCTTGCACTAGGCTTCCCGAGTTTGGCAAGGGACATTCGACGTCTAGTTTCTTCACCAAACCCACCAACATATCTACGTTTGTTTACAACCAACCCATTAAGCGCATCTATTAAACAAGTCTCAATCAAACGAGCCTCTTTATATTCTAAATTATTCCTAACTATTATTGGAATGGTTTCGTATCCTAGATCACGAAGAGACCGAACAATCGTACCTGTTGCTGTATCCCTACCTGAAAGATGTGTACTGATCCGACCTAGTTGTATGGCACATCCAACGTAGAAAGGCTTTCCATTGTCAGATCGAATCAGTACATAGACGTAGTAATCCATCGCTCAGTACTCCTCGGTATCCCACAAGAGGATAGCAGAGTACTAATTAAAAGCAAGAATTACTTAACGGTTAACATTTATGAGCACGTTCGAGAAGTGGACAGCACCAGCCAACTTTACCGCGACCTGGATCAGTGGTGCAACGCGCGCTTCTCTTGTTGCTTGGTCTTGTGTATCCACCGAGGCGGCAAAGGTGTACCAACCATTGGCAAGCAGGTCACCTTGCGCCAGCTGACCAAAGCCAGGTGCGTTCCATCTGCCTGGTGCAATCAGGCCATTAACGACACCCTGCGACAGTGAACCATCAGTAGTAGCAACCAGAACGTGAATGCCTGGATCAGTCTGTGGGATCTTTGGTGACTGATACAGAACATTGTACACGTCAGTCTGAATCCGGTTCGCCAACCAATCCAGACCGTGCATCTCATCAAAGTAAGCGCGACCACTCATCACACCTTCTTCGATGATACTCGTACCGTTATTGTATTGAGCATAGACGTTGATGCGCTTGCTGGCGAGGGTAGTCGCTTCGGTCGCGGTAAGCAGCTCAGGTACAACACCAGGTTCTACCTTGAACTTCATTGTGATCGTGGTATTTGACCCCTCGAAGTTGGTGGTCAGTGCACGACCAAAGAATGAAGCCATAGCGTAAGGGTTGGTAGCAGAATACTGAACTGCTGTCCGCATGTAGTCAGCCAGTAGTGACTGGCTGCCGATGTCACTGGTAATAACCGGATCGAGACAAGTCGGCTCGTTTGTGGTGATGCCGTAGAGGTGTTTATCCGCTGCGGCTTCAATGTACCCAGAGATAGCGTGATGGTCTTGATCAATCAACGGCGTAGTGGTGGCAAAGATCAGAGCGTACCACCCACGACCATCCACCCTTATCACGGCGTCTACTGGTGTCTCCAAGGCCACACCGGATGAACTACGCATTCCAGTACTTGCGGTGCACAGCATCATGGCCGAGATGTCTGTCGCCAGGGGCACCCCCGGCGGTGCGGTCAAAAAGCTAACATTAGAGGTTGGGCCTGTGGTGTGACTGTCAATGATGAACTCTTGACCAGTCCAAGTACAAGTTGCCATAATCGGTGTTGGCATTGCCGCAGCAAAGCCGGCATTGATCTTTGTTGCAACCCCATTGAGGTTGGATACCTGCGAGAAGTCCATATTGACAATAGCCACAAGCGGCCCACCATCAACTGAGATCTGGAATCCAGCATTATTGATTGCACGCCAAATCAGAGGATCCTGATCCTCGGTAGGCATAGGCCCACCTGTCAAACGACCGGAAGTTGGTGTCTTTGCCCACCGACCAATAAACAGCGTGGTAGGCTGCGGGATCTGGCTAAAGAACAGCTCCGCAGCTAGAAACTCCGGTGCCGTGCTAGTAAAGTCACCAGCGACCTCTTCAATAGTGTTGTACTCCCGAATTGCTTCACCCGTATCAATAATGGGGCTATCTCCCATAATCAATAGGGTATCGAACCGAGACAGAGGCGCGGCGATCGGCGCAAAGCTGACCTCCACGTCGACTACGCGCGATACGCTCAAGCCTTGCATGATAGTTACTCCTCTGGAGGATCTTTGGTGATGAACCCAGTTAACTGGGCCTCAAGTATAGTCACCCGTTCCTGTAAAATAGCAATCTGTTGAACCTGTAGGTTAACTTGTTCCTGCAAATCAGTAATCTCTTCCTGAGCAACAGTAAAGTTGTTGCGAACATCCCTAGTAAAGGCATTGCCCTCTTCTGGTACGGTAGGATCTATTTCTGAGGTCATTCAACCACATCCCACTTTGTTCTACCATCATCCCAGTAGGTAAAACTACCGCGCGCATAATGATCCCATAGGGTCTCAGACCCAACTTCAACATCCCTATGGATGTGCCTTTTGCTATAGGGTGGTTCTGCTTCAATGCTAACCTGCGCACCGATAATAGTCGCAACGTTATAGTTGTACCTGATCTCTCGCCTTAGTATAATGTTAGTGTCTATTCGATTGACCCATTGGTTCATATACAGCTCCGGGGCGCGATTTAGACTCGTAACTTCAACAAGACCACAACCATTAGCCCGCAGCACAGCCCTATTCTGCCAGATATACAAACCACGACGCATAAAGCTGGCATATTGTCCAGCATTAGGCCCGTAAAAGGAGCACATTACTGTATCTACTTCATGCTCCTGAAGCATTACTTGGCCTAGACCATTGTTCCCGTGAGGGTCATTACCCATCCAAGGTTCAAAGTCTAAGAATACTTCCGAGATACCGAACGCCACCCAATTTGTGTCAAAAGTTGGCATATTCGGTGGCTCAGGTTGCCAGCGAGGCCTGACCAGATCAGGTGGCAGACCAGTAACGCCCGCGACGAGGTCATGCAAGAAATTCTCCCATGCATCATCAACGGGCTCTTGAGGCGTCGGCGCCGGGCCAAGATACCCTGCCTGCCTACTGTCTGGGACAAAAGGCATTTAGTGGATCCTGAGCCCACCTGAACCCCTAATGGGAGTAGTCTGACGAACAACAGCAGGCTTGGCTTGTTCTTTGAGAATTGCCTGTGGCTTATCATTGGCAAGCACATTGTACAATTGCTTGGCAGCCCCTGAGTGAGACTCGACTAGTTTTGCCAATTCCTCAGAGGAAGGCCCGTTGTGCTGTACAGGTGCAGCAACAGGTGTTGAACCCCGACGACGCCCACCACTAGTCTCCTGTGGAGGCGGAGGTGGTGCATCAGGATTGGGTACACCCTGCCCATTGCCATTAGTTGACTTCTTTTGTTGCGCAGCGTAATGTTCCGCTACCGCAGCGTGGTAGTCTGCATTGCGCTGTATCCGCGTACGAACGATACTGTGCATGATTGTACTCCCTTGGAAAAGCTGTGCCAGTCCGTGGACTCTTGACTACTGGCTTGTCGCATTTCTGTCACGTTCCACTTGAAGCAAGTCCTTCCACCCAACTGTTGGACTTGCATTGCCCCATCACCACTGATCTCCGGCGGTACCACCTCGGGGGTGAGTTGAGAGGCCTGAACTGTTTAGGCACTGCCTATAGGATCTGGTATGGGAGGAGCAGGGATAGAGTCGTAAGACACAGCGGTTGCTTGAATCCAACCTCGCCCATAACCTGAATAGTCATCAAGTATACGCACAATAAACGTGGTATTGTGCCAGACAATCTGATCAGGTAAAGTTTGACTACCTGTAACATGATTAATAGATGAACTTTGTAGCCTGTATGGTGTATAGATCGTGATTGCTCTATTCATCATATCGGCTTCAGGCAATCTGTTTAGATCATTTGGTGATGCAGGTACCACTACTGCTAATTGCTGGCTAGTTACTAACTTCATTACCGTGCGACCTTGCCCGCTCACAGTCTCTTGACGCCTGACAACAGTGATGTAATCCCAGAAGGTAGGGTCGAATGCTTCATCTACATTGTGTATTGGCATGCCTTTGCCTTTTAGATCCTATTTACAGGCAAAATGGGGACTTGGCCACTTGTGCATGCGCGCGTATATATGCGCGCGTGTACGTTGTTGTTTAAGGTGGTGCGGGACGCTTCTTTACCACGTAAGTAATGCTGTTTATTAGCTGTGCAGTATCTATCAATGGGGTGACACCACCTGATGTTA